TATCCTTTTTCTCATCCTTTCCATCTACTGATGTAATCATATGTTTTAATCTAGTAGTAAGTAAGGGGTTTGATTCTTTATTAATCTTTTTTAATCCAGCTAATTCTCTATCAATAGCTTTTTCGTCTTTTCCTGTTAGAATTTTATATGTTAGAACAGTACCTGTTGATTCTATTTTATAAGTAAATTCATTTTGACCTTGTTCTAAACCTTTGGTATCAAATTCTTTATTATTTAACTCAGTTAAATCGATTTTATGTTCTACACCACCAATACTTACTTCATAATATTTACCATAACCTAAAATTCTAGATACAATGAATACTGCATTTTTGTCTCCAACAATTAAATCATCAATTTTTACTCCTTCAGTAACAATCAATGAATTTAATAGTTTATCTAAAACAATACCTTTTTGAATATAAGATTGGTTAGAAAGGATATCTTCTTCTCTAGCAGTCATATATTTAATTTCTATTTTACCCTTAGATAAAGGATGATCTTTAGGGTATACTATACCTTTTGAGGGTAAATCAATAGTTTCCGTTGGAAATTTAAAATCGCTCATATAATCTTTATTTAGTTTATAACGTTGTTTCTAGTTATACATATTAATATAAAAAAAAAGCTTGGCAAAGCCAAGCTATTTTTAAAAATATGTTGAAATTTTCTTAGAAATTTAAAATACAATAATCTGGTTGTACTTCTAAACTAATTTCTTGAGCAGCATTTTCAGTATCCCAATTGAAATCTCCAAAATCAGCTGAAGTAATTAAAGCACCTTTAATAATCCATTCTGAAACGATATCACCTACAGGTCCTAATACGTCTAATGTAAGATCTTTTTTATAGAAATCACTATATCCATCTCTACCTGTTACTGATTCGTGGTGTAATCTAACCCATTCCATTACTGCTTGTGCACCTGATGGAGTTATTGGATCAAATAACGTCATTGATATTGGGTTCCAAGTAGATTTACCTTTAACAAATCTCTGAACGTTAATATGATTTAAAGCTACTGTACCTTGGTTTAATGTTACAGCTCCCATACCTTTAATTTGGTATGATGGGATTCCATCTACATAAAGAATAAATCTATTCTTTTGCTTTGGCTCAAAAGCTGTGAAAAATATTTCGTTTGGGTCTAATACTGCCATTTTATTATTTTATTTATTTTATTATAAATATTCTATTTTCTAGTTTTTATGATGGAAACGTTGCTCCAGTTGGTAAAACATTGAAATCTAATATAATGAATTCAGCTGTTTTAGTTGGTTGTAGGTAAATTTGTCCTACTAACTCGTTTCTATCTATCACATCTGGTGTGTTGTTTGTAGCATCCATTACAACTTTAAACGCGTATAATCCTTGTCTTTGTTGTACTGATTCTAAGTATGGATTAACTTGTGCTAAGAAATTATTTCTTGTGCTGATTGTATTTTGTTCAAATACTAAGTTATCTGATACTTGTACTATATAAGATTTTAATGCTATTAACAATCTACGTACATTTACTCTATCTAAAGCACTTGCTCTTTTCTGTAATGTTTTCTGACCAAATACTACAACTCCACTTCCTGGGAATGTTGCAATTGGGTTAACATTTGCTTCATATAAAGAATCTCTGTTACCTGATGTTAATTTTCTTTCTGCTTTAACTACGTTACCTAACGCACCTCTAATTAGACCTGCTGGTGCGAACCATGGGTCTGAAGAAGCATCTGTAAATGCGTATACACCTGGTATAAACACAGAAGCTGGTGACCAAACATATTGTGCATTTGCATCAATTGATTGTAGCCAAGGCCAATATGTTGCTGCATAAGAACTATCAAATGCTGAAGCTTGTGTTACTACAGTATTTACTGTACTATTGTAAGGTACTAAATCAACTACTGCTATACAGTCAGTTCTTGATTCTGCTAAACTTACCATCTGAGATACTACTGAAGAGTGATCAGATAATGAATTAATTAATCCAGGAGCTGATATTACATTAAAGCTGTAAGCATCGGTATTTGATAATAAATTTAATGATTGCGTATATTCTTGTGCAGTTAATCCTTGAATGTTTGTATTCGTGATATTTTCATTAAATTTCACAGGTGAATTATCGGAATTAACATTTGTACCGTTTCCACCTTGGAATGAACCTGATCCTATTACTGGTATACTACTAGTATATTCACTTTTAGCTGCTCCATTATTATCAAAGTAATCTGGAGTTGGTGAACCAACTGCACTTACAAATACATAAGCACTGCTATTTGGATATTCACCATTTGATTTTACATAATAATCAACACCATCTTGTTCTACTGTATAGTAAGTATTACCAATAACTTTTGCTACATAATTTGCAGCTGTTGGGTCCATTGATAAGTTATTATATTGTTCTAATACTGCTTTTTGAGAATTTGTATCATTACCACGTCTAATTGACAATGAAAATTGACCTGATCCTGTATTAGCACCTGTAATTTCCCATCTTACATTATTTCTAGTACCATTTGTTAATGTACCATTTGCACCATCTACTCCTGCTTGGTAATTATTCATTACAGCACCTTCAGAAATAGTTTTTAATGAAAATGCATCTTGTCCTACTATGTCACTATTTTTTAATACTATTGTACAAGTACCTGATCCACCTGCTTCTGAACCTTGGAATGTAAGAGTATTACCTGCTGCATATCCTGCTCCTGCTGAAAATACAATGCTTGAAATTACATTATTTGCATCAATTGTAAATACACCTGCTGCTCCCGTTCCATCACCACCTGTTACAGTTCCTAATGTATGTGTTCCTGCTACTGCACTTGAAATGCCATTTGTACCTATTGAAGCACTTACATTAACGTTAGTTTTAAGAGTTCCATCTGCTCCTGCTAAGTTGTTTGCAATTGAAGAAGAAGCTTCAGACCATCCTGCTGATCCACTAACTACTCTTACGACTAATAATGATTCGCCGCCTTGTTGGAAATAATTTGATGCTGCTGCTGAGTTTAGGTATGAGTAATATCGTGAGCCACTTTCTACTGACCCTCCGAATATAGCTTCGTATTGCGAGAATGAAGATACCGCTGTTGGAATACCAACTGGACCTTGAATAGCTGGTCCAATTATTGCTGCTCCAAATGTAATTGGTGCAGACCCAATAAAGGATTGATCATTTTCTCTTGCTAATACACCTGGAGATATTAATGTTTCTGCCATTGTCTTATATTATATTTAATATTGTTTTATTATAAATATTAGAAAATATTTCAAAAATTTATTCTGCTGCGGTAAACTCTCCTTTTTCTAAATTGATATTACCATCACCATACTTTTCTTGTAACTCTTGACCAAATTTTGTTTGGTCCTCAGTTAACTTTTGGAATTTTTCTAATAAATCCTCTTTTTGCCTTTCTAAGGCATCAATTCTTAATTCTGTTGCTCCTACCTGTACTACAATTTCATTGTTTCTAGATTGGAAATCTTCTAAAATTTGCAACTCGCTTTCTGATAACTTTTTACTAGCCATAATTTTTTGGTTTTTAATTTATTATAAATATGTTATTGTTTTCTAAAATTAATCTCTACTTCTATGGTCTGTTGTAGGGTTTTGAGTAGGAATACCTGCTGTTTCTATATTGCTAACTGTTTCTACACCAATAGTAACTTTTGCTTTTGAATTATATTTTTTAGTTGATGCTAAGTCTTTCTGAATTGTATCAGGAATTAGGTATCCACGTAATCTAATATTAAAGGTTCCAGTAACTAATCTATCTTTATTAACTGTTAATTCAGTTGCAGTAGTAAAACTATCTATAAAAGATCTAAACATAAATCTTTCAGGATTCCCCCAATATGCATCTGATCCATATTCGCATGCTTCAATTATTTTATTTAATTGTTCCATGTAATAAGTTTGAACTAAACAACTATATTCCATAGTAACATAATCTGGTTGTGCTACAGCATGAAAAGTTTCAACTGGTATTCTATTATTTAATGTAGCAAAATTACTATAAACATTCTTTTGGCTAAATTGTTTAGAAAATACACCATATAAATTAGGCATGTTTGCATCTAATTTATTTGCAACTGTTCTATCTTTTGTAATTGTATCTCTTTTAATTACAATAATAGGTAACATAATAGCACCTTCTTTATCTCTATAATATCCATCTCTTTGAAATGATTTCCATCTTTCAGGAGCACCATATATTACTGGCACTTCTCTTCTTGCACCATTTTGATAAACAAAAGGTTTAATTTTATTTTCAAAATAATAAAATACTGCTTCATCAATATCTTTAACACCTACAGAAAATTGTTTAGTATCATCATCTCTAAAGCTCATTTGAGCTGATCTGTTATGTTGAATACCTGTTTCTGAGTAATTAGGATTATTTGGGATAACAGCATCATTAGGATTAGTCTGTATTCCTTCTCTATCTCTACCTTTAAACGCAGTATGTTTACTTGTGCTTAAAGTTAATTGTGATTTAGGTATTGGTTTTCTTGGTTTTGCCATTAGAATCTTTCTTGATATGGTGAAATAGCTACTTTATCAGCAGGTATATAATAAGTTGATACTAAAATTGAAACATTATTTCCAAATTCTTCTAATCCTGGGTTTAGTGGGTTTGGTTCTCCATCTGAATCATTATTAGGATAATCTGGGTTTTTACCTCCCCAATATTGGTTTGATACTGTACTTTGTACTCCGTAATATGCTTCTTGATATAATATAATATCTCCTACTCTAGGAACAATATCTTTTTCTACTAAATCATCTCTTAAAAGATAAAATTCAATAGGTTGATCAAATTGTACACCTTCAATTCCTAAAGCATAATCCTGGTTTGATCTATTTATTAAACAATTAAATAAATAAGGACCATTATAATATTTTTCTTCAGCTGCTTCACCGTAAATATTAACTTTAGTTTCTTCTAACTGAAATTGGTAAAAGGCACATTGTTGGGTTATAATATTACCCATCAATTCTCTATTTAGGTTTCTCATAAGAGACCAGTCCCTTTTTCTAGTAAACATTGCCATATTACGCTATATATATTGTGTAGGGCACTTGTTGTAACTCAACCATCTTTGATTCAGCTTCAGATGCTCTTCTATTTAACAATGATTGTCTTGATGTTTCATCAAGATATGTTCTTAATCTATCTATTAATGCTGCTTTTTCAGCTGTTGCAGCTGATATTAAATCTCCCTGATTTAAATTAACTTCAGCATTAGGTATTGGAATACTACTATATTTTCCTCTTACATATCCTAACATTTCTTTTGCTAATGCTAATGTGTATTCAAATATCCATTGTCTACCAACTGAGTTGATAAATTCATATGTTGGGTTTTCATATGGTGCATTTGATACATTAGTAACTCGAGTTGGAGTTTGTCTTACTGCACTATTTATTCTTTCATCTCTTAAAATATAATCAAACCATAAAGTTCCACCACCACATATTGCTGTGATATCTGATTCTTTTAATGTGAATTTTAATTCTCCTGTTGTATTACTTATATCACCACTTGAACCATCTATAGTAGCTGCTGATACTGTAATTACATCACCTGCTGTATATCCACTACCTGATTCCATTACTTTACAAGCATAAGTATCATTTGTACCTTGTGATCCTATAATTACAAATTTAGCACCACTACCAGCACCTGTTCCAGCTGTTAAATCAATTAAAGATGAAGTAACATCTGCTGCAAATGTAATATTTGGTGTTAATGATGAAGATAAATTATTACCAATAACTAAAGATGACCCTGAAGGGTAAGTATCATTAAAATTAGGGATTGGGAATATTCTTAATTTATCATCTTGAATTCTAAATGAATAATTAGACATTCTAACCATTTCATTCATTTCAATTTGTTGTATTACTTGTAAGTCATAATTTAATGGGGCCATTAAATAACCCATTCCTTGACCAAATCCTCCAAATCCAACAATACCAGCTGCTACTGCTCCTCCAAATCCAAATCCATTATAAGGATCTAAATATCTTGCTGATGCTGGGAATTTTGGTTCATAGTATACTTTTTTAACTTCAATTCCATGAATATATTCTGAACCTGTTAATCCACTACCTGTCATAAAAGTTTGGAAATCATAGTCTTGAACACTAGATGTTAATGTAAATGAACCTGAATAGTAAGGTACATTCCCACCACTACCTGCTTCTTCACCATATTGTTCTGTTAATCTTACAATTGGTTCAAAACTTGGTGTTATTAATGCTTGATTTAAACTAGATCCAGTTGTTATACCTTCAAGTGATAATTGATTATCACGTATTTTATATGCGTATAATTCATTACCATATGTAGTTACAGCTTCTTCAAATGCCGTGAAAAACGAACTTGATTGTAATTCAACATCTACTAAAGGATAACCTAATCTAGAAGCACAGAATTTTGTAACTTTTATAGCGTCAGCTTGAAATGTTGCATCTGAATTATAGAATCCAAATGGTACTGATTTATCATTCCAAATTGGACATCCATCATAAATAGGTACATTCATAATTGAGTATTTTATTATAAATATGAGAAAAAAAAGCCCGAACGTGAGTTCGGGCTAATTTTACTAACTAAGAGTTAATCTCTGATTATAGTGTGTTTAATCCTGAGATGTTGATAGTACCATAAAATTCTGGTCTTACCATTTTCTTAGCATATCTAGTTAACAATCCTTTTCTTGGAGTGAAAGTATTTGGATCGTATACTAGTGGAGTCATGATTAACGGAATGTACGGAGCAAATACAGCACCACTTTCTAGGAACTGAGAACCTCTAAATCCTAATAAGATTTTGTTTTCAGTCATGTAAGGGTTTTTGTATACTTTGTATCTACCGTTGATAGATCCAACTTTTTGTACACCAAAAGCGTAGCTTGCTTTAGCAGCATCACCATCTGAATCAGCAGCAAATCCTGGAATACTTTCTAAGATTGTACCTACAGTTGGAGAACATACTAAGAAGTTAGCACCACCTCTTAAAGTTTTCTGGTGGATGATGTTACTTAGTTTTTGGATTTTAGTTCCTAAAGTTTGGAACCATTGTCCTTGGCTATTATAGAATCCTAAGTCAGAAATTGCACCAGCACTGTCAATTGAAGTGTTGTTTACAGCTGACCAGTTTTCAGTTCCAGCTCCTGCTCCTTCGATTAACATAGAAAGAATTTCTAAGTCAATTTCTAATGAGATATACTCACTAAGGATAGAAGTTAATTCTGCCTCAGCATCTAATGCATGGTATGCATTTAAATCCTGTGCGAATTCTGGAGTCCATACAGCTTTAAGTTTTCTAGTTTTAGCAACGATTGCAGATGATTTCATCTGAATGTTGATTTCTGGAATAACTTGTGGAGGGCAACATCCGCTATTTCCATTCGAACCTGAGTCGTTCCAAGCGTTTGGTTGGCTGTTTCCAGCTTCGAAATCACCTCTGTAACGATCAGTTGGTTGGATTTGGAATAAGATAGATTGTGCTTCTCCTACGTCACCTGAAGTACTTGGGAACTCAGTCGCAAGTGCAATAAAGTTAACGTTAGTAGAATCTACAGTTGTGAAAGCAGATAATTGCTTACCAGCAGATCCTGTTACTACTAAGTCAGCAGGAACTCTCTCCGCTGCTGAACCTGAGAATAATTGGAATCCTTGAACACCTGCAAAATCACCATTACCCATTCCTGTCTTAGCAAAGCTTAATTTGAAGTAATCTCCAAATGAAGATGAGTAATCAGAATCGTAATTAAAGTCAGCCCATGTAGCTACTGCTTTAGCAGCAACGTTTACTTGAGATGAAGTGTTTTGTACAGAATATCCGAATCTTCCTGCACCGTAAAGACCACCTGAGTTTGTGTTACCAAATGGTTCAGTTACTCCTGCTTCGCCATCTCCATATAATGAAGAACCTGCAGCGAAAGGAGATTTGTTATTTCCGTATTGGAAATCTAGGTAAAATACTAGACCAGAAGGTAAGTTCATTGGTTGAACGCTAACAAATTCTTTTGCTGCGATTTGACCAAATACTTTTCTTACTAATGGTAAAGCAACTCCAGCCCATTGACCACCGATGTTAACAGCAGTTTGGCTTGAGAATGTACCTGAAGACGCAGCACCTCCACCAGTTTGTGAAGATTCTACTACAAGTTGTTTAGCTTGGTTTTCTAAAATAATACCCATGTTGTTTTTGTGAGTACCATTTAAACCTTCTAAAAGACCTGTTTTTTCCCATTTACCAGCTAATTTAGCAGCATCACTCTGTAGTGATTGGTAAGGGTTTGCGCTTTCTAAAAGAGTATTTAAGCTCATAATAAATAGTTTAAATTGTTAATAATAATTTTAAATTAATCCCGCTAGCTTACGCATACGGTTGTAAACGTCATTTGATTCAATGATAGGCTGTTTTGTGTTTGACGTCGCTGTTGGTTCTAAACCACTAGCTTTCGATGCAGACCCTAAGTTTCTTGATTCATTAATAGACTTGTCTACAAGACCAGTTTGTAATGTTTCGAAAATAGTTTTTGCTTGTTTAACATCCTTAGCATTATCAAATGCTTTTAATACCTTAACTTTTTTACTTTCAGTTAAGTTTTTTGCTTTGAAAATTTTGTTTGTGTAAAGTAACTTAGCATTTAAAAGGTTAACTTCTTGAAGTTCTTTTTTAAGCTCCTGGATTTCATCCATTGCTTCTTTGAATCTCATTTTTTCAGTCTCTTTTTCGATTTTAGTGTCATCTTTGTCACCATCCTCGTTTCCAGGACCTTTTTCACCTTTTACTCGAGATTTTCTTTCGTCAATCTCTTCTTTTGCTTCATCAACTTTTTCACTCTCATCCATTTCGTCTTTTTCTTCGCTAATTTCTACGTCTACGTCTACATCGTCTTCAACTTCTACGTCTTCAACGTCTTCAACTTCAACTTCGTCTTCAACGAATTCATCGCCTGGCTCAATTTCACCATCAGCGACCATGTCTTTAATGACATCCTCGATAAATCCTTTAAGGTCGTCTTCTGACATATCTTCAAGATCGATTTCTTCGTCATCCATCTTGTCTTCCATGTCTTCTTTTTCGTCCTTCATACCATCTAAATATCCTTCTTCTTCAGCGTCAGTTCTAGCATCTTCCTTAACTTCTTCTTTGTCGTCAGCTTTTTTAGCTTCTTCCATTTTGTCGTCTTCGTCTTTTGCTTCTTTAACTTCTTCTTTAGAATCTTTTTCTTCAGATAGATCTTTGGAATCTTCGAGTTCAGCTAATAATTCGTCAAGATCAATTTCTTCATCAACTTCTTCTTTTTCTTCTTGCACTGTAGATTGACCTACTTTTTTAGGTGCAAGATCTTTTAAAGAATCACCTGCTGGAGAATTTTTTCTTTCGAAACTAGGAGCATCCATTTCTTCAACTTTGTCCTCTTTTTCTTCTTTTACATCCTCATCTTTGTCCATTTCTTCTAACTTTGCAGCTAGCATAGATTTTAAATGTGGAGTGAAAGCTTCTTCAAGAGCAAGTTTGGCGTTTGCGATTGCAGTTTCCTTAACGGCTTTAGCATCAGCAATTGCCTCTTTTAGCAAATCTCTGTTTGTTGCCATAATCCCAAAATTTAGTTTGTGAAATACGCTTATTCATGAAGCGTAATAGAAAATTATTAATAGTCTAACATCATATAAGATAATCATGATGTATTACGATTATACGTATATGGAAATATCTTAAAATTACACTATTGGACAAGAACCTTTAGAACAAAGGATCTCAGTAACTATTTGGTTAACTCTTGTATAGTCGTAATTAACCATTTCTTTTCCTTCTTTGATAGTATGCATATAAGAACCTGGGTTAGATGGTGTTGAAACAAAATCCCAACATAATAATTCAAAGTCATCTTGTACTTCCATTACACCACCCATATCTTGTAATGAACCCATTCCTCTTGATGATACACCTACTGTAACACCATGATTAATCAATTCTCTAAGTATGTTTCCTGAAGGTGTAGGTAAAATTTCTATTTTACCCATTACATTATCTCCATCCCACCAAAAATCTGATATTAAGTGAGATACATTTTTTAAGTTTACAACCGAAGATTCAGGATGATCTAATTCACCCATTGAACGTCTTTGTTCAATAAGTTCCTTATATTTTTCCATTTCTCTATTCCATAATTCTTTGGCGTAATATCTACCATTACCATTTTTAACTTCAGCAGTAGCTAAAATCCCTTCAACTAATAAATTACCATTTTCATGTACTGATTCCTTTAGTTGTTGTGGTGACGCCTTAAACGCGTGCGTTTCAATTAGTAATGTCTTCATAAAATAACTTGATTAGTCTTTATAATTACCTACGTAATCACGATTAATTGCTCCAGCAATTTTTTCTGCATCTTCTCTTGATTTACCTTGATCCATGATTTTATCAACAACACTATCAAATGATTCATCAACTTCTTCAGTTTCGTCTACCATTTCTTTTTTAGAGTATTTTTTACCACAAGATTTTTCGTAAATTTTTTCCATTTTAGCTTTTCTTTTTTCTAAAAGCTTAATTTCTTTTGTCATTTCTTTTAACTTGCTTTTATCAACTAATTCTTTAAGATTTTCATCTTCATTAATTGAATTTACTCTCTCTACTTTTTCAGCAATATGATCATGTAAGAAATCTAATTGTGCTTCTAATTTAACAGCTTCAGCTTCTTTTCCAATTTCAGCTAATTTAGTTTCAATTGATTCTTTTTTAGGTTTTTTCTTTTTCATGTTAGCTTTAATAGCTTTATCTTTAGCAGCCATATAATCATCTGAATCTATATCTCCATCACCATCATGATCTTTTTTCTCTTCAATACCTGCTGCTTCTTGAGAAGATTCTATTGCTTCTTGTCTAGCTTCATCAAAGCTATCTTCGTTAATTTCATTTACAAATTCATCTAATGAATTAGGTTTTTCAGTTAAACCATTTTCCTCTAACATTTTATTAATTACTTCACCAGACATTGCAGCAAAGCTATTTGGGTTACCTGATGTTGATACACCAGTAAAATGTTCTTTAAGTGTTTTTTTAATTTTTTCTTCAACAGATTCTTTTACTACTTCCATTTGGTTATCAACTTCACCTAAACCAGGAGCTGATTCTTGGTATCCTAAACCTTCAACACCAAACATACCATTTTTAACATAATGCATAGAATCTTTAGCTAAATTTTTAATTGCTTTAGCTTGAGCTTCTTCTAGTGTTAAATCTGGGTTGTTTTTAACTTCACAATAAACACCATTCATCATTTCTTGAGCGTTAACATTATTAATGTTATCTACTTTAGGTGAATAATCATAGTTATGTGATGCTACATTTTCAACACCATCTGATAATTTATAAGATCCAGCTAATTTATTATCCATTTCAAACTTATACTTAGGATCAGCTGATACTTTTTCTTCTTGTTCTTTTGTATTAACTTTATCTTCGTTATTTACAATAGGATTAAGTGCTTTATCACCTGCTTCGTTAATATAGTTAAAATATTTAGCTTCCCAACCTTCTTTTTCAGTTGGTTCTATAGTATTTAATGGTTTTAAATCAACATAATTTTCAGTAATTAACCTATCAGTTAATTCTTTATGTAATTGTTCTGCTGTTTTCTTCATCTTATTTAGTTTTCTAATAGTGTTTTAATATCTTTTATATAATCTTTAATTAAATCCGTTCCAACAACTACAGAATAGCTTTTAGGCTCTTCTCTATAATATTTAATTGTTTCTATTTTTCCTTGTCTTAATGGTTTAATTAAAGACTTTAATTCGTTTTCAATTTCATCAAATGCATCAATTCTGCTTTGTTGAAATTTTTCTAATTTATCTTCTTCTTCTCTAATATTCATATTATACGTATTAAAAAAGTTTGTTTACTTCGAGTCCTGAGCCTTTTTGTACATAAGTACCATTTTTAGTTTTAGGAACTAGTTTATATTTAAACTGTTTTACATACGCACTATCTGTAACTCCATCAGGACCTGCCTTAGGGCCTGGACCTAATGTTGCTCCTACTCCTTCTTTAATTTCTTTCTTTTTCTTTTTTTTAGGTAATCTAAAAGCATATGGAGTTAAATAAGCACCAGCCGCACCTGACATAGAAGCTTCGTCTACATTTTCATTAAGATATTTACTTATTCTTCTTATAGCATAATCATCACCATAATTACCTGCCATCCAATTATTATGGATATAGTAAATTACATCTTCAAATCTTTCTGGGTTTAATCTGGATCCTGCTTTTATTAGATCTTCCATGTTTTTATCAAACCCATCATCTAATTCATCAAATGCTTCATTCATTTGGCTTCTTAAAAGTGATTTCCAGTTAACCATTACTTCAGCTACTCCTCCTATAAATTCACGATTATTTAATTCACCTTTAAATTTACCAAATAATGCTCTTAAATCTTCTCTAAATTCAGCAACTGCACCTGTTGGATTGAATGGTACTGAATCTGGGTCTGGTCGGTTTCTTAGGAAACCACTGTAAGCTTCTTTTACAGTACCAACTTTTTTTAATAAATTTAGTGCTTGTTTAATTTGTGGGTTATTAATAATGGTATCACTTTCTCCATCTAATATTTCATCACTAATATCTAACATAGTATCAGCAAATGTTGAAGCATCTTTAATATAACTTTTAGCTTTTACCTGAGTACCAGGAGCTAGATCTACAACATCTACTTCATTTATACCTACTATATTTTTATATTCGTCTGGGTATTCGTTTCTAAGATGTGTTCTAATTGCATTTCTTAATTTACGAGCAGTTTCGTAAAATTCTCTAAATTTCTTATCATCTTTAGTTTTAGTATAAACTCTTTTAGCTACATTAACTAGATCATCCATTTCATCATATAACTTATCAAATCCAGGTAATTGATCAATTCTCCAAGATACTGCACCGGTTTCACTGTCAATTTTAGTGATGGTAGATTTTCTTGTTCCATCATCACTATACATGACTTGCCCAACCTCAAATCCTTCTCCTGGTTTGCGCTTTAGTTCTTTTGCTGCTTCTTCAGATGAAGCAGTTTTAGACATTTCACTAAGTTTATATTTGTATGCCATTTGCTACTTGTATTTCTTTTACTAGTTCGTAATATTGTAACAAATCAACTAAATTATCATTATCTACTTTATCAGTTTTATTTAACTCAGTTAATAATTTAGCTACTTCTGTAATTTTGATTTTGGTAGCTTTGTCTTTTATACCTGTAGACATTTCAGTTAATTTATCTTTTAATATATTAACTTTATTATTATAAAATTCTCTTAATGACGGTGTTGAATCTACTGAGTATATAAATTCTTTAAGTATTTCTTTTTGTTCTATACTTAGACCATCGTACTTATCATTAAATTTTTCTAACAATATTTTATATGTTAAAGTTCTTAAATCCTTATCATAAGTGGAAAATTCATTAATTACTTCATCTTTTGATTTTTTAGATATTGGTGATTTAGTTAAAAATTCTAGTAATGTAACTTTATTATTATTAATTTGATCTAAATTAGTAACTTCTTTATAGTTATAACTTTCTATTAAAGTATAAATAGAAGCTATTTCTTTATAATTTTTTACTTTAGAACCAAAGAAAGATTCTAAATTATAATGTTTTTTGATTTCGTTAATCAAATTATACTTTTGTTTTCTAAGTACAGATCTATTAAACTTTTTAGACATTTCTAAAGTAGTTGAAATAAGAGAATTAGCTCTACCTTCATTTAAGACTTTTGATTTAAGAATTGATTCATACAATTTATACTCACGTCCTAATTCTGTTTTTACAAAATATTCTTTAAGTATATCAATTGCAGGAGAATCTCCTCCTTTTAATGTGTCTGCCGTTATCTGTCTTACTAGTAATTCGAATAATATACCAGTATTTTTAAATTTTGAGTGTTTTATTTTCATCAAAAAATATATTTATTTATAAATATTAGGACTTTAGTTGAGATTCATCAAGTAATGATGATGTGTTTTTATCTTCTTCAAAAATTAACTTCTTTTTGTTAAGAGATTTAAAGATATCTTTATTCTTTAAATAAGTTACTTGAGCACTCTCACTTTCTCCTAAACTTGGTCTACCATCACCATCATTCTTATCAGTATCTTTCATACGTTTTATACCTAATGGGTCTTTCCCAAAGTTGTTTTCTTGTTTACCTCTAGTAGTCATTGAATCAATTGGTCTTCCTAATTTAGGATCATCTTTAGCATAGCCAGCTGGTACATTAGCTGGATCTGATACTGTTCTTCCCATACCATATAATGAAGCTAAATCATGAGGTGTACCATAAGATTTACCTGTTGCTACTGGATCATTACCTTCTGCTTTTATTTGGTCTAATCTAAATTGACGTTTAGCATCTTCTCTAGCTAAATCTCTATATTCATCATATTGATCTTCACTAAAGTGGAATACATTATGGTAAATCCAATCTGAAGGTACTAGCCCTTGTTCTAATAATGAACCTGCTAATTCTGTTTTAGCTTTAAGTAATTCAATTTTTTCTTGGTCATATATAATTGATGGAGTAGTCATTGATAATTCAAAATTAGTCAATGTTTCATCTGTATAACCCTGAGTATATAAGTGTACTAATGCAATTTTATTGAATTCAGATAAAATTATTCTTTGGATTCTATCAATAGTACGAGCAAATCTGATATCTTCAGCAGCTAATGTAGCTTTACCTTCTGTGTTTTCATCATACCCTAAGAATGCTTTTGGTATTTTTAGAGCTGCAAATAACTTATCTCTTAAATACTCAACATCTTGAATACCATCATATGATAAACCTGGTGTAGTATCAATTTTAGTTGCGTTATCATTACCTCTAACTGGTATGTAAAAGTCTTCTAACATATTTTGCATGTTATATTTCAAGTTATACTCACCTGTTTTTTCATCTATCATAGGAGTACGTTTCATACTTGAAATAGTTTTTTGCATAAATGCTTCTACTTCATTTGGAGGAATAGCTCCAACATTTACATAAAATATTCTTTTTTCTGGTGCACGAGCAATTCTATGAATTAACATCGCGTCTTCCATTAATGTATATTGTTTAAATAATTTTCTTGCTGGTTCAATGTATGCTCTACCATAAGGAAGATAATTAACATCAGCTACAAATCTAAAGTGAGCCATTTCATAATTATCAAATACAATACCACCTCTATCATCATTTACATTTTGATTGGGTACATTATAGTAACCATAAGAACCACCTGCAAATCCATCTGGGTTCCATCTAAATTTTACTTCTGCTGGATTTTCTGGGTTTTGACCTTCCATTCTTTCAATATGATAAGCAGTATAAGGTATTACATTATAAACACCAAATTTTTCTGATATTTCCATTTTTAAGAAAAAGTCACCATATTTACACATTTGTCTAATCCACATCCAGGCATTAAACTCAATGTTTAAAACATCATAAAATAAATTATATAGAATTTTTTGTATATCTTCATTTGAACTTCTAATTTGAAGTACTTCACCCATATCATTTTTAAGAGTTGATTCATCGGCTAGGATATCAAGCGCTGAAGCGATAATAGCATCTTGATCCATTATATCATACTCTGAATATAGTTGAGGTCTTAGGTAATTATAATTTAAATTAAATTGTGCTCCATATAAAGAGGAAGGAGCAGTAGAATATACTCTATTAAATCTATCAACTAAGGCATTTGTTTCATATTCTCCACTTGCTTGAATATGACCTGAGTCTATTGTTTTTATTTGGTTTCCACCTACGTTTCTTATTACAACATCTGTTGAAAATAATCTTTGTAGTCTTGAAAATACGCTTCTATTTGCCATTTCTATATATTATTATTGTTATAAATATTGCTATAATAACCAATCAATGTTTTCTTTACCATCCTTGGTTTTTATTTCATAAGGATTTTTCATGCCTGGGTTGTTACCATAACTACCTTGATATGCTGATCTATTAACCTGCATATTATTTAATGATTGTCTTGTTAAATCTATACCTCTTTGTTTAAATTTCAAAGCTGTATCCCTAATATACATAGCAATACTAAAAGCCATAACTAAATCATCATTATAACCTGATTGAGCTTCTGGTCTTCCATTACGCCATATAAATGTTTTCATTTCTTCTATCAATCTTTTTGATTGTATTGTTACTCCTTTATCACTAATATATTCCTGAAATTTACCAATTACCATAGGTCTTGTTCTTGATGACATAGTAAATCCAGGAACCATTTTTGAATGATCTTGATATTTATCAAAATACGAATTAACATTTGCTTCTCCACTCTTTTGTGAATAGTAGAGGTTTTGATATGCTCTATCAATTACTACTTGTATAGTAGCCCAACCAATATTAGCATTTTCAATTACTAACATTGCTTCATTATATTCTGTAGCTAATCCAACTAATAAGTGACCATATTCTTTAGTACCTATTTGTCCTTTATATTCAGCAACTTGTACATTTGTTTCTGTATCTATTACATGACATGCAGAATAATCTTTACCATCACCTCTAGATACATCAGCTACTACCATATAACTTCTTGAATAATCAGCTTGTTCCCAAACCCATAAATTTTGGTCATTACCTCTTCTTTCTAAAGGGTCTTTAACAAATGATTTTTCATAATATTCAATGTATTCAGGATAAAAAACAATATCACCTGAAGTACTAAAATCGCAATCACATTCTTGTGCCGCCATTCTAGGATCACCTAGTAATTCATCTTGTCTTTTTCTCCATGCTTCATCTCTATCTGGGTGAACATACCAAGGTAATTTTATAGGTAAAAAATCGTTTTCAGCCGCTTCTGCTCTACTCCAAGTTTGATGAAACCAATTACCTGTACCATAAGGAGTACTTAATGCTATACAACCACCTCCAGTTGCTAATGTTTGTTGAGCTGAAGCCCAAATCTCACCAATATTTTCAATAAAAGCTGCCTCATCAATTAGTAGTAAA